TTGCGACTTTCAGTTTGGCAGTGAATCGCAATTTTAAGAATCAGGCAGGTGATCGTGAAGCTGATTTTATCAGTTGCATCATGTGGCGCCAGCAGGCTGAAAATTTCACAAACTGGTGCAAAAAAGGGAACCTGGTAGGAATCACAGGCCGCATCCAGACTCGTAGCTATGATAATAAACAAGGACAACGTGTCTATGTGACAGAAGTTGTAGCTGAAAATTTTCAGAAACTTGAAAAGAAGGATAATTCTGCGAATCAGTCAAGCATGGAAAACCAGATGCCACCAAGTTTTGGAACAAGTGATCCGATGGATATTCCAGATGATGGATTACCGTTTTAGGTGATTTATATGAATGATGACTTAAAGAAGCAGCTAATTGAAGGCTATGAGTGAGAGATTAAGAAAGCAGAAGCACACATATCAGAATTAACTGAACCATGTGTTAAATCACTTGCACATTCACGGGCAGAAGAACGTGGATACTGGAAAAAACGAGTGAAGGAATTTAAACGGAAAATTAAGGAGTTGGAAGATGAATAGATTGAAAGAGCTACGTAAAGAAAAAAAGCTATCTCAAAAGGAAATAGCGAAAAAAATCGGAGTGTCTTATCGAACCATTCAAAATTGGGAAAACGGAGAAAGTCAAATTAAAACAGAAAAAGCTCAGCAACTAGCTGACTTATTCGGGGTAAGCATAGGAAACTTGTTGGGTTATGTACCTGAAAGTAAACAAGCTAGCAATTATCAAAAAATAAAAATTTGCTTCACTAATGGTGAAGAACTTAGTTTTCTAGTAAGAAACTTTACAGAAAAAGAACTGACAAAAATTACTAGTCAGTTCAACAATGGACATTTGATGAGGATTAGAAATTTGTCCGTCAACCCTAAGAATATCAATTATTTTTTTGTTAACGATTTTGAAGAAAATGAGATGGTTGAAGATGAATGTAAAACAGTTGATTGAAAAAATTCATACCCTACCCGCTGAAACACACAGAGAGAGACCGTATGTGGATAGGAATATTGTTATTCAGTTGATTTTGCAGTTAAAGGAGTTGGAAGATGAAGTATAAAGTAACTGAATATCACTCAGATTTTCAAGAAGAACAAACGGGCACTTGTGACCTATGCTATGGGACTGCTTGGGTTGAGAATGGTTCAATCACGGTTGAAGATGAAAACGGAACAGAAACAGAAATTGATTTAACCGTTTGGGATTGGGGAGATTTTGACACAATCTATATTGATAATGTGGTTAATTTCTCAGCATGGTTGCAAGAAAGGGATGTTGAACCAATCACTGAAGAAACTAATGTTTGGTCGTGGTTAGATAAATTGGTAGAAAAATATAGCGAGGAACAAGAAGATGAATAAGCAGGAAGCGTTAAAAAGGATTGAAGCACAGAAAGAAACAATCATAAGACTTACTGGCTGGGCAGTTTATGTATATATAGAGGAGCTTATTAAAAGTATTGACGAACCGAAGAAAGTCGTAGTACCGCAGTTTGTGGCGGATTGGATTGAGTATTTTAAAAAATGTTCAGGCACATTATATGGAAGCACCGTACCTTACTCATACTATGGACATACTATAACTGATGATTTTGAGGGTGACGTTACAAAAGTTTTGGAATGGATCCGTAACAATAGCGAGACATACGCTCGTGCTTGGCTTGACGGCTACGAGGTAGAGAAAGAACCGAAGTATACGGTTAAGATTAAAGCAACAAAACACTACTTTGCAAAAGACGGTAACGGAAGAATATTTTTTTCTTTAGCATACAAAAGTTGTTTTACACAAACTGAGCTAGAGAAAGCTGGTTTCGGTTGGGTGTTCGATTGCGAGGGAATTGAGATTGAGGAGGTTGAGGAATGAATAAAAAAGAATTGATAGATTATTGTAAAGCCATAAAAGAAAATAAAAGTCAAATTATAAATTGTATTGATGTAAATGGAATTATCAAAAAAATCGAACAACTAGACGAACCCGAAAAAGTGAAAGTATCAGAGGAAGAAGCAAAATTTCTCGAAACGTTTAATTTTAATTGTGAAAGTGATGTTACGACAGCTTTATATCTAGTTTCAAGAACTGGCTGGGGTTATTATTTAAGAGATAACAATGGCGAAGAATTAAAAGACTTGAGTGAAGAGTTTAGGGAACTTGAAAATAGAAAAAGATTGATAAGAGCTATACTTGACGGCTACGAAGTCAATAAAGAAAAAAGGTATTTGGTGAAATTAAAAGCAGTAGATCAGTATCTTGTAAGTGTTAAAGATGAGAATTTCTTGGGATTTGTACAAAGCAGATTAAGAAGCAAATTCACCCGCAAAGAACTAGAAGAAGCTGGGTTCGGCTGGGTGTTTGATTGTGAAGGGATTGAGATTGAGGAGGTGGAATAAATGGTGGAAATTATGTATTGGTTAATGTTCTTAGCTTGTGTGTCGGTTTTAGTAATGGCAGTATTCGTATTGTTCTATCAACGTCAAGTTAATACTGATTTAAAAAGAAAATATAACGACTTAACACGAGAGTTAAATAGTTGCTTTGGCTGGGAAGACTGGGAATGGGCGCATAATTTTAGAGAATACGCTCGCAAAGTTGATAATCTGAATAAATTTCAGATGGATATTGAACGACTTGAGATCATCAAAAAAGCATTAGACGCTCAAAAACTAGAAGAATTACAAAAACGTAAAGAACTAGTTGAGCGTGAAATTGAGAAGCTTGAAAAGTAGGAGGTAACGGAATGAAAGATGTAAAAAAAAATATTCTAGCTATTGAAAAATTAAAAAGTGATATTATAACAAACTCAGATAATCTAGAGAGCTATGAGTTAGACAGTATCAAGAGACACGCAAGAGATTTATATGAAACTCTTGTATGGTTGCAGTATATGGCAGAAGAGGTAGGAAAATGAGACCTAAAAAATATCCGTATTTAGGGGCTGTAAAAGCAAAGAAAGCAACTCAAAAAGATAAACCAGAACTTGTAGTCTTTCCTAATATTTCATTAAGAAAAGATATGCTCAAACACATTTTTTCAGTTGTCAAAAATCATGACAATACAACTATCATTTATTTCAGAGTTTATAAAATTTTCGGAGCGTATGAGGAACAAAAATTTAAAGTCAATCTAAGCTACGAGGAAACTCTGAGAAATTTGAATTTGGAGGTTTAAGGATGAACCTTACGACAAATAGCACAATTGAAGACTTAATTTTAGAAATCGGAAAAATTATCGTTGAGTCTGACGGTAAAAACGATACTATGGTTTTGGATATACCTGACCAAAAATTTTACTTAGAGATTGCAGTTAAATTAAAAGATGAGGTGGAGTGATGTCACTAAATAAAAAACGAAAACGATTGATTATGAAATATCGTAGGATGTTTAATAGTTATCCCATAGGTTTTAAATTAAGCACAGATGGAGGAAATACTTATACAGCGATGGGAAGAGTTGTTGAAACCTTTATTCCAGGTGCTAGTGTAAAAAAAATCTGGGAATATTGATGTAAGTAAATTACAATCTGGCGATATTTCTTTTAAAAACTTTAAAATAACTATTAGTCAGGGATTCACCAAAGAAGAATTTAATAAATTGAATGGTGGTGTTTTGTGGTGATGAAACGCTTCTTAATTGCCTATTGCCTATTATCTACTTGCTTGTTATTCATGCAGCGGTCGATTAAAGTCACGCAAGTACAGACCTTGCTTGTTTATCATGCTGATAGTAAGTATGCTATTACTGGCAAGGTTACGGAAAAGAAGAAAATCGGAAGTCTATTCACTATCACGGTTAACGGTAACGTGTTCGTGGTTAGTGAAGAAAAGTATAAAAATATTGAAGTAGGAGATGATATTGAATTATGAACACATTAGAAAACGTAAAGCAATGGTTTATTGATCGTGAATTAGAAAACGGTGGACGATTAGACAAGCAGTCGCTCAAACTCAGTGAAGAATTCGGTGAGTTATGCGCTGGCTATCTCAAGAAGAATGAGAAAGTTATGAAAGACAGTATCGGAGACTGTGCAGTAGTTATTGTAGGCTTGGCATTACTCATTAAGGAAGATGTGAATAAGATTTTTAAAGAGTCTAATAGTTTACGAAAGAAAGAAATTCCGGAAACATTAATCTCAATCAATGCAAATATTAGTGAGTTTCAACTGTCTCAAGGATTTGCTAGTAAATTAATGTGCAGACACAATCTAGTACGCTGTATTGGTTATCTAAAAAATCTTGGATATGATTTCGATGAATGTTTTGAACTAGCATACCAGGAAATCAAAGACCGTAAAGGTCGATGGATTGATGGTAGTTTTGTCAAAGAGGAGGATTTAGGATGATACCAGATGACTCCTTTATCGTAGAACTTATTGAAAATGAAGATATTATCTTCAATAAAGACAGTGAATATCACAAGCAGAAGAAAAAAGAAAAGAAAAATCCCATTTTTAAAAGAAATAAGTCCAAAAATAGATGGACGCTTTGAGGAGGTAGAAGAATGAAACCAGAAAAAAATGACAATGTAAACAAACCAAGTCACTACCAAGGTTCAAAAGGCCTTGAAAGCATTGAAGTGATTGATAACTTTATTGGAAACTTAATTGGCAAGGCTGCATGGTGCTGGGGAAACGCAATCAAGTATCTACTAAGATTCCAAAAAAAGAATGGTCTCGAAGACCTGAAGAAAGCTAGAAAGAACCTTGATTGGTTGATTGAGGAATTGGAGAATGAGAATTAAAACATCGAATGGTGCAATCATCAACGTTAACAAGATAAAACGCAGTATTACGATTGAAGGAATCGAGCTCGGTTCAGATTGTCGTGCTTTGGTCTCTAAACATAGAGATGGTACAGGGACTATTACATTAGTCTTTGATGGAAAAGTTATTTAAAAATTCAATAGGCTTAGAAATATTACACGATATAGAAAAGAGGTGAACGATGCCTTTCTTTCCAGAAATAAACGAAGCCAAAACAAAAGAAAATGCCAAGAAAATTTTGGAGGGATATCCTCACTGGCGTCGTGTAGCAAATGATACAGATGGTCAGAGAGTAACCACGACCTACTCATTCACGCCACGAAATCCATCGAGTGGTAAAAATAGTCAAGTTGAGAAATTGGCAATTCGCAAAGTTGATGCAGAGCTAGAGCTAGATGCGATAGAACAGGCTGTCAGCAAATTACATGATCCTTTTTATCGTAAAATCATATACGAGAAGTATCTTGTTTGGCATCAAAAAAAAGATGAGACGGTGTACAATGAGCTTGCAATTTCAGAAAGTTCATATTATGAAAATCTTAGTAAGGCTTTATTAGCATTTGCAGAGCTTTACCGAAATGGTGAACAAGTTGTGATTTTGGAGTAAAAGCGGAGTAAGTCAATAGTAAATATACGATTTTGTGTGCTAAAATTATATTATGAAATAATTGTAAAAGGCAGGCACACCCTGCCTTTTATTGTGGATTGGAGGTGGTATTTTGAGAAAAGTAGAACCTATTCGTGACCTTGACGATATTGAGAGAATGAAAGACTTTTTAAAATCAAAAAGCGAGCGAAATTATGTTCTGATTATGTGTGGTCTCTATTCTGGAATGCGCATCAGCGATATTATACCTCTTCAAGTCAAGCAAGTGACAGGCGATAGGATAGAGGTCACTGAGAAGAAGACAGGGAAGGTTAAGAGATTCGCTATCAATCCAGAGTTAAGAAAGGCTTTAACTCATTACATAAAATCAAATGATCTACAAGGGTACGATTATTTGTTTCCAAGCAAAAAGAAAGTTAGGACAGACGGTGTTCGCATCGCTCACATTGGAAGAGTTGCAGCTTACCAGGTTTTAAAGCAAGCAGCTGAACATGTTGGCTTGAAGAATATTGGAACCCACTCCATGAGAAAGTCATTTGGCTATCATCATTACAGACGAAATCAAAATGTAGCAATCTTGATGGAATTATTTAACCATTCATCACCAGATATTACACTAGATTATATTGGTATCAAACAAGATGAATTGGATGATTCAATGATGAATTTTAGTTATTAAATACCTATTTATTTAACACAATGAGAAAATGTAAATTAGTATTTAATAAAATTGATGTAAACACTTACTGGAATTGATTTTAGATGATGTTAGTTTTATTTAACAGAATATAAGATATGTTAAATATACGAGGGTGCCAGAGATTAAAAAACACCCCCCTCCTAGATTAAAAAAAACACCCTCTCCTACATCATAGAATTCCACCCCATACCCACTAAAAAGAAAGGACCCTCCCTAAATGAATACCCCCCAAGAAAGACCAGACCGGAGTGGTCCTCACCGAGTCGCTTTTGAAAAGAATAAGAAGATTATTCTTAAGACAAGAAATACTTGTGGGATTTGTGGACTACCAGTAGACAAGTCCTTGAAGTATCCACATCCTTTGTCACCAGTCATTGACCACATCATTCCAATCAATAGAAATGGTCATCCATCAGATATTAAGAATCTACAGTTAGCTCACTGGCAATGCAATAGACAGAAGTCTGACAAGCTTTATGCTGATGATAGAACAGCAAGTACAACTGTTGTTGGCAACAGGAACTTGCCACAATCAAGAGATTGGACAAAATACAAATCTTAATAAAGTAAAATATAAATCTTAATAAAGAAAAAAACATAAAATTACTTTTTTAAGAAAAATATAAATTAACAGAATACTAGATTTTTAGAAAAAAGGAATGTATGAGGAAAGTCCTAGTTATGGATAGGGGGGGTATCCCCCTCCCACTAGGCGCTCGAGGGCTTCACGCCGTCACTGTACATATTTTTTCGCGCCAAATCATCACAATGAAAGGAGAACGGTTTGGAATTAAGAGGAATTGACTATCTCAGAAAAAAGTTGAATCTCTATCAGAGTAGGGTTAACCTAAGATATAAACATTATGCGATGCAGCATCATGAATCTCTGTTAGGAATCACAATTCCTGCTCATATCAGAGTTAAATATAAGTCTGTCCTTGGATGGGCAACTAAAGGTGTAGATAGTCTTGCAGATCGTTTGATTTTTAGAGAATTTGCAAATGATGATTTTGAAGTCATGGAAATCTTTAATCGCAATAATCCTGATATTTTCTTTGATAGTGCCATTTTGGCAGCATTAATAGGATCTTGCAGTTTCATTTACATTTCTAAAGGTGAAGATGAAGAAGTGAGATTACAAGTTATTGAAGCTAGTAATGCTACTGGAGTGATTGACCCTATTACAGGTTTGCTATTAGAAGGATATGCAGTACTAGCTCGTGATGATTATAATCAACCAACGCTTGAAGCGTATTTTGAACCAAATGCCACTCATTTCATCCCTAAAAATGGAACTCCATATTCGGTACTAAATGAAACTGGTATTCCGTTACTCGTTCCTGTTATTCACAGGCCTGATGCGGTTCGTCCTTTTGGTCGTTCACGAATTACTAGAGCAGGAATGTATTATCAAAAATATGCTAAACGGACACTAGAACGGGCTGATATTACTGCTGAATTCTATTCGTGGCCACAGAAATACATTATCGGTCTGGATCCTGATGCAGAACCGTTAGAAAAGTGGAAAGCAACTGTTTCGAGCTTATTAACTGTTTCAGCTAGTGACAATGGTGAGAAACCAAGTATCGGACAATTTACTACAGCCAGTATGTCTCCATTTACAGAACAGTTAAGAACGGCTGCTGCCGGATTTGCTGGGGAAATGGGCTTGACCTTGGATGACCTTGGTTTTGTATCAGATAATCCGTCATCGGTAGAAGCAATCAAGGCTAGTCATGAGAATCTGAGATTGGCAGGTAGAAAGGCCCAGCGCTCACTAGGTGCTGGATTGTTAAACGTAGCTTATGTTGCAGCGTGTTTGCGTGATGATTTTCGTTATGCGAGAAGCGAATTTGTAAGAACCACAGTCAAGTGGGAACCATTGTTTGAAGCGGATGCCAATACAATGACCATGATAGGTGATGGTGTTGTGAAGTTAAATCAGGCATTACCTGGTTATATCAACGCAGAAACCATCCGAGATCTTACTGGTATTGCAGGGGACATGTCTGCTAAACCTGTTGTAGATATTCCACAAACATCATCTGATGTAGAAACTGGAGCAGATAAACAGAAAAATAGGATTATTTCAACCTATGAAATTACTTCTCTTTTAAGTAATTACCAAAAAGGTGTTTTATCGAAAGAAAATGGTATTTCTTTATTAGTGTCAACCGGAATTAACCCTACTGAAGCAGAAGAAATGTTGAACAGAACAAAAGTTTTGGAGCAAGTAGATGAATGATGAGATTGATGTACTACCTAAACTTCTGGAAGAAGTAAAAAATGAATTCGAGCTTGCTTATGGTGAAAGTGAGATTATTCGAAATTCTTTCGCTCAACTGAAAACTAAAAAAGCAACATACATAACCGCCAATGAGTTTGCGATTGAAATTGGTGAAATTCTTTCTAAGGCTCTAGGAGCTTCTATAAGCGCTGATAAACTACCAAACGGTAAAATGTATTACAATATCGCTCAGCGCTTGCTGACGGACGTGCTGGGACGAAATTACGAGCTTGTAAGTAGTTATGCTAGTGATGTCCAGAAGAATTTGAACGATAAAGCCAAAATCGGTCTCAAAGTTCAAATTCCTGAATTAAATCTGGATCGAATAGCTGGCATTGTCAATCGCTTTTCATCTGAGGATAATTTCGAGGATGTCAGTTGGTTGCTAGATGAACCTATTGTGAACTTCACTCAATCAATCATTGATGATAGCATTCGTAAGAATGCGGAATTTCATCACAAGGCAGGATTGCAACCTGAGATTATCAGAAAATCTTATTTTCATTGCTGTGAGTGGTGTCAGGAAGTTCAAGGGAATTATAAATATCCAAGAGTTCCGAAGGACGTTTATAGAAGACATCAGCATTGTCGTTGTATTGTAGATTATGATCCTAAAAACGGAAAAGTACAGGATATTTGGAATAAAATTTGGAGAAAAAAAGATGAAAATGTTAAAATAGAAGTAAGAAAAGACATAAACAAAGATTTGCAAATGAGTGAAGTGAGAAAGTTAGCGCTTCAAAACGGAATTCTTTCAAATCCTATTAAGAAAAGTCGAAAAAAATTAACTGAAGAACAAATTATCGAAGCTGTCGGTGGTGGAGATAGGACTGGAGGATCTTGTTCGTCAGCGGCATTTGCTTATATTGGGAACAAAGGTGGATATACTGTCTTAGATTTTAGAGGAGGAAAGAGTCGTGATTTCTTTTCTCGAGATAGTAGAATTAAAATGATTGGGAGCCTTCCAGGAGTTGAAATGTATGTTGCTAAACATACAAATGATTTTACTGCGGTAAAAGAATTGTTGGAGAAAGTAGAAAGTGGAAATGAATACTACTTGGCAGCAGGGAGTCATGCAGCAATCATAAGGAAAAACGAAGGTCGTTTCGAGTACTTGGAACTTCAATCAAGAACGTTAAATGGTTTTAAGCCGTTTAACAACATTGTTCTGAAAGAGAGATTCAAAGGTCAGAAGTCTCACAGTGCCGCTGGGAGAAGATATGATGCAAATAGCTATCTTATTGATGTGAACTCATTGAAAGATAACCCTGAATTTCACAAGATATTGAGTTTTATCAATACTGCAGATTCTAAACAAATGAAGGGAGCTGATGGTCGTGAAAGATGAATATGAAGAAGTGAATTGGTCCGAATATTGCTACAAAGAAAATGATGGCGATAAAACTTGGTGGGTTGATACAGCATGGTTTGCTAGAGGTTTGATGCTAATCACATTTGATAAGAAAAAGTTTTACAACCTTTTTGAAGATTATCCTCATAATATGAGCTCGGAAGAGGTTGATATTTTTGATAAAGAAAATCCATTTTGGGCTGACTTTTTATCAGACCGAAAATAATGATTTTACAGCACTCGTAAGGGTGCTTTTATTGTGCTTTAGTTTAGGAGGTGATCCATATCTCCCAGCGATAGGGTTATCATGCGATGACGATTGAAAGGAAATTAGAATGGCGAGGAAGAAGAAACTTGGCAATCAGAATCCTACTCAATCGGTGATTTTAAAATACGTCAAGAAAAATTCAAGAGCTAAAGAAGCGATTGAACTTTACGAACGGACAGGTCTTTCTTGTTATGCCTGGCAGAAAAATCTCTTGCTGCCTATGATGGCTGCTGACAAGAACGGTCTTTGGGTGCATCAGAAATTTGGTTATTCTATCCCTCGTCGTAATGGTAAATCTGAACTTCTGTATATCGGTGAAATTTGGGGGCTACATGAAGGATTAAATATCCTACATACTGCCCACAGGATTTCTACTTCTCATGCCTCTTTTGAAAAGGTTAAACGATACCTTGAAAAAATGGGGTATGTGGATGGTGAGGATTTTAATTCCATTCGAGCTAAGGGTCAAGAAAGAATTGAGCTATATTCAACAGGTGGTGTTGTCCAATTCCGTACCAGAACATCAAATGGTGGTCTTGGTGAAGGTTTTGATATGCTGATCATTGACGAGGCTCAAGAGTACACAACTGAGCAAGAATCTGCTTTGAAGTATACGGTTACGGATAGTGAAAATCCTATCACAATCATGTGTGGAACACCTCCGACACCAGTTTCAAGTGGTACGGTCTTTACTAAGTACCGTGAGACTTGCCTTTTCGGAAAAGGGAAGTATTCTGGCTGGGCTGAGTGGTCGGTTTCTGATGAAAAGGAGATTGACGATGTTGATTCCTGGTATAATTCAAATCCATCTATGGGTTACCATTTAAATGAGCGTAAGATTGAAGCAGAGCTTGGTGAGGATAAGCTAGACCATAATATCCAGCGTTTGGGATTCTGGCCAACATACAATCAGAAATCTGCTATCTCTGAAACTGAGTGGAATGAGCTCAAGGTGGATGATGTTCCAGAATTATCTGGCAAGCTATCTGTTGGTATTAAGTATGGTCAAGATGGAACGAACGTGGCATTAAGCATTGCTGCACGGACCAAGGATGGCCGTTTCTTTGTAGAAACTGTTGATTGTCAATCTGTTCGTAATGGTAATGAGTGGATGGTCGCTTTTCTGAGACAAGCTGATGTAGCTCAGATTGTTATCGATGGCGCAAGTGGTCAAAAAATCCTGGACGAAGAGTTGAAGGACTATAGAATCAAGAATGTGATTCTGCCAACGGTGAAAGAAATCATCGTAGCAAACGCTCTTTGGGAACAGGGAATTTACCAGAAAACCATCTGTCATGCTGGTCAACCATCATTGTCTAAAGTAGCTACTAACTGCGACAAGCGGAATATTGGCTCAAATGGTGGCTTTGGTTATCGATCGCACTTTGACGATATGGATATTTCTTTGATGGATAGTGCTTTGCTTGCGCACTGGGCTTGTGCTACGACTAAGCCTAAGAAAAAGCAAAAAATCAGTTATTAAAATAAGCGGTCTTGTGACTGCTTTTTTTGATGCCCAAAATTACCGAACTGCCGGGAAAGCAGGAGAAAGGAGACATGAGAATGTCAGAATTTAAACCAATCACTACACAAGAAGAATTTGATGCTGCTATTAAGGGGCGCTTATCTCGAGAGAAAGAGAAGTATGGCGACTATGACCAACTCAAATCTCGTGTTGCAGAATTGGAAGAAGAAAATGTTGGCTTGAAGTCAACAATTGAAGCTACTAATCAAAGTAAGGCAGATACTGACAAGCAACTTGAAGACATGCAGAAGCAAATCGCTGGTTATGAGACGGCGAGTCTGCGAACTCGGATCGCTTTGCAACATGGACTGCCTTACGACCTTGCAGATCGTTTGCAGGGAACTGATGAAGAAAGCTTCAAAGCAGATGCAGAGCGCTTAGCTGGTTATATGAAAAAATCTCAACAAGTTGCGCCTATCAGAGATATAGAGCCACAAGTTGGCGATAACAAAATAATGCAAATGAAGTCAATGCTTCGAGAATTAAATCATACAGGAGAATAAAAAATGGCAGATAATTCATTGAAACAAGGAACACTTTTTCAACCAGAATTGGTAAAAGAACTAATTTCAAAAGTCCAAGGACGTTCTGTTCTTGCAAAACTTTCATCACAGAGCCCTATTCCATTTAATGGAGTTGAGCAATTCATTTTCAATCTTGAAGGAAATGCTCAAATTGTTGGTGAAGGTCAACAAAAAGGTGCTGGTAAAGCAGTGGTTGACACGAAGGTAATTAAACCTCTAAAATTCGTCTATCAAGCTCGTATCACAGATGAGTTTAAATACGCATCTGAAGAAAAACAACTTGAATATCTTTTACAATTTGCAGATGGTTTCGCTAAGAAAATCGCAGATGCTTTCGATATCGCTGCTATCCATGGTTTGGAGCCTAAAGGTCTTACAGATGCAACTTTCCGTGATACTAACTCATTTGATGGTTTGATTACTGGTAATATTGTGACCTTTGCAGAGGATAAATTTGACGATAATATTGATGCAGCTGTCCAACAAATTGTAGCTAAAGGTGGTGAAGTTACAGGGTTGGCCCTTTCACCTATCGGCGGACAAGCTCTTGCTAAGCTGAAAGTCAATGGTATTGTTCAATATCCAGAATTCCGATTTGGACAAAATCCTGATTCATTCTACGGAATGAAATCAGACGTAAATAAAAACTTGACTGTAACAGGTGGAAATGCTCAAACAAACCACGCTATTGTTGGTGATTTTGAAAACCGCTTCAAGTGGGGATATGCTGAAAATATCCCAATGGAAATTATTGAATATGGTGATCCAGATGGAGCTGGTCGTGACTTGAAAGCATACAATGAAATCTTACTTCGTGCAGAAGCATTCATTGGTTGGGGTATTCTTGATGCCGACTCATTCGCTCGAGTGAAAGCTTAATATTTTAACGGAGGTAGGAAATGGCAATATATCGTGATAAAAATACAGGCGTTTGCATTTCAACAGAAAGCGAGTTGACTGGAGATTGGGTTCCTATTGAGAATTTCAAACAGGAATACCTTCTGACAGTAGCTGAAATTAAAGCTAAGCTTGATGAATTAGGTGTTGAGTATGATAGCAAGGCAAATAAATCTGCTTTGCTTGATTTACTAATCGCAAACGAAGGGTGAGTTAGATGGAAAACTTTGCAACAGTAGACGATCTTAAAAAATTGTGGCGAACGTTAAAATTCGATGAGGAAAAACGAGCTGAAGCACTGTTGGAAGTTGTTTCTCATTCTCTTAGAGTTGAAGCTAGGAAAATTGGCAAAGATTTAGATATTTTAGTTAGTGAAGATTCATCTTATGCCAGTGTTGTAAAATCCGTAACAGTCGATGTTGTCGCTCGTACATTAATGACTTCAACAGAGCAAGAACCAATGACTCAATTTGCTGAGAGTGCTTTAGGATACTCTGTGAGTGGTTCTTTTCTAGTTCCTGGCGGTGGCCTATTTATCAAAGACTCAGAATTAAAACGTCTTGGGCTTAAAAAGCAAAGATATGGGGTGATTGATATTTATGGGACGGATTAAAGGAATTACAATAACATTATTGGATACGATTGAAGATGGGAAGGATGACTTCGGTCATCCTATCTATCGTGAAACTGAAATCCAAGTGGAAAATGTACTAGTAGCACCGTCATCGACAGATGATGTTACCACACAAGTGAACTTAACAGGAAAAAAAGCTGAATATACTTTAGCTATTCCAAAAGGAGACCAGCACGACTGGAAAGAAAAAACAGTCATATTCTTTGGTCGTAAATGGCGTACAATTGGTATTCCTTTAGAGGGTATCGAAGCTATGATACCACTTGATTGGAATAAGAAAGTGATGGTTGAAACTTATGAGTAAGATGAAATTCACTTTAAACCCATCGGGAGTTTCAGCGCTTTTACGTTCTGGAGAAATACAGGGTCTATTAACAGAAAAAGGTCAAGCAGTGGTAGAACGTGCGGGCGATGGTTTTGAATTAAAAGTATCCCCTGGTCAAAAACGTGCTAATGCTACGATAAGTACAACCGACATAAAAAGCATGAAGAAGAATGCTAAATACAATATTTTACTAAAGGCACTAAAATGATTGAACTTGTCATAAAGAAATTTTTAGACGTGAACTTAAATGTTCCGTCTTTTTTTGAACATAAGAAAGATATGCCAGAAAGTTTTGTGATCATTGAAAAAACTGGAAGCGGTGGTAGTGATTATACACATTCTGCTACATTTGCTTTTCAGAGTTATGCGCCATCACTTCAAAAGGCTGCAGAGCTAAATGAAATTGTCAAAAAGACGGTTGAACAGCTTGTAACAGTCAATGAAGTTAGTGGTGTACATCATAACAGTGATTACAACTTCACGGATACAGAAACAAAAAAATATCGTTATCAAGCAGTGTACGATATTAATTATTTTTAACAGGAGGAACTACTTATGGGTTCAGAAACAGAAGGAAGAGGAGAAGATCGAATGGTTACAACAGCAGCATCATCAGCAAACGTAACAGCAGCAAAACCGAATATTAGTGGAGCAGTATCAAGCGCACCACTTAAAACAGACTTACCACAAGATGCTAAGACTGCTCTCAACGAAGCTTTTAAAACTTTAGGGTATATCTCTGAAGATGGATTGACAAATGAAAACTCTCCAGAGAGCGAAGAAGTCAAAGCTTGGGGTGGACAAACAGTATTGTCATCACAAACTGATAAGAAAGATACATTCAAATTCAAATTGATTGAAAGTTTGAATGTAGAAGTTCTGAAAGAAGTTTATGGTGCCGATAATGTAACAGGAACACTTGCAACAGGTATCACAGTTAAAGCCAATGCGAATGAATTGCCAGAGCATAGCCTCGTAATTGATATGATGTTGAAGAATGGATCAGTTAAACGTATTGTTATCCCTCGTGGTAAAGTGAGCGAGATTGGAGAAATCGGATACAAAGACGGTGACCCAATTGGTTATGAATTGACAATCACAGCATTGCCAGACGACCAAGGTAACACTCACTACGAATACATGCAAGGAGCATAATATATGTCGAAAACAATTAAAGGGAAAACTCCATCAGGATTTAAGTTTGAAATTTCAGAGCGTAGGTTGAATAACTACGAACTTCTGGAATTAATTGGTGAAGTTGATGAAGGGAATGGACAAGCCTTTCCTAAAGTTCTAAAACTTCTTTTCGGAGAAGAACAAACCAAAGCATTTAAAGATCATCTGCGTGAAGAAGATGGTATCATCCCCAATGAAAAAATTGCAGACGAATTGAAAGCAGTTTTTGAGACTGTTCAAGAAGTAAAAAAATCCTAATCCTTGCGCAGATGATAAAGCTAGATGAAGATGCTCTAATCTGTGATTTAGCTGAAACTTATAATATATACGATTATAAGCAGCTACCTCTATCAAAGGTAGCTGTTTTTTCGTATGGTTTAAGAGATGATTCAAGAATTAAGAAATTAATGTCTGACCAAATAGTTTCACTAGACACCTTGTTATTGTCTTTGATGGTTGATAAGTTATCACTTTCCCTCTGGTTACAAACCAAAGACGGTCAGAAAGGAATTAACCAACCAAAATCAATAGCAAGTCAGTTCATCCACAGGGAAGAAGAAAAAGAAGAAGATAGAGAATATCTAGTTTTCCAATCTGGCGAGGATTTTGAGAATTATAGAAAATCTTTGCTTGCAAAAATGGGAGGTGATGACTAATGGCAACAGAATTAGGAAAAGCGTATGTGCAAATCATCCCTTCAGCTAGAGGCATCACTGGGATGATTCAGAAAGAAATGAGTGGAGAGATAGCCTCTGCTGGAGTAAGCTCTGGAAAATCTCTTGGCTCAAGTTTAATCGGTGCCCTCAAAGGCGCTATTGCAGCTGCAGGAATTGGTAAAGCAATTGGAGCAGCTTTAAGTGAAGGTGCAGCACTCCAACAATCGCTTGGAGGAATTGACACCTTGTTTAAAGCATCAGCAGAAAAAGTAAAGGGTTTTGCAAATGAAGCATACAAAACCACTGGACTTTCAGCAAATGCTTATATGGAGAATGTAACAGGATTCTCAGCAAGTCTTTTGCAATCTTTAGGTGGAGATACTGATAAAGCAGCAGATATTGCCAATATGGCCATGATTGATATGTCAGATAATGCTAATAAGATGGGGACATCAATGGAAAGCATTCAGATGGCCTATCAAGGATTTGCTAAGCAGAACTACACCATGCTTGACAACTTGAAGCTCGGTTATGGTGGTACAAAACAAGAAATGCAACGCTTATTGGCGGATGCAGAAAAACTGACTGGTGTTAAGTATGACATTAATAACTTGTCAGATGTTTATCAAGCAATCCACGCTATCCAAGAAAATTTGGATATTACAGGAACGACTGCAAAAGAAGCAGCATCTACTTTCACAGGTTCATTCCAAGCGATGAAAGCATCTGCACAGAACGTACTTGGAAAGTTAGCATTGGGAGAAAATATTCTGCCATCTTTACAAGCTTTAGCTAAAACAACCTCTACCTTTCTATTCAATAACTTCTTTCCAATGATTGGGAACATTATGTCAGGTTTAGGGGTTGTAATTAGCGAAGGTCTAAGTCATGTAGCTACTCAGTTGTTTGGTGAAGAATTTGGGAATGCAGTATTCACACAGCTATCTCGTGTCAGTGGTATTTTTCAAACTTTCTTTGATATGATTTTTGGATCATTGAGTAAGCAAGACAACATTGACATTTTAGAAGCCCTTGGATTTTCTGAAGGTGCTGCAACTCAAATTGTCAACATTGCAGATAATATCCGTGAGACCTTTATCAATATTGGTTCAGCCATTGGGGATGTACTAGGAATTGTTGGTGATTTTGTCAGCGATTTGTTAGGCATAAAGGATGGAGAGCAAGGTGTAAACCTTTTAGGTGTAGCATTTGAAGCGTTGACATCAGCATTAAGAATTGTATCGTCCTTTTTGAAAGAAATTACTAGCTTTTTCAAAGAAAACAAATTAGCAGCAGATTTATTAAAAACAGCGATTGTTGCACTAGGTGTTGGAATGCCTATTGTTAAAATTGCTTCATTTGTAACAGCCCTAGGTGGAATACCAGGGATATTTGCAGTAATTCAAACAGTTATTTCAGGATTTGGTGCATCTGTAACAGCAGCTATTTCAGCAATTCCGTTAGTAGGATGGATAGCGGCTGCAGTTGCTGCATTAGCATGGTTCTTCACACAAACAGAAACAGGAAGACAGATTTGGTCAGATTTTGTAGAATGGATTAAGCAAGCGTGGCAAGGAATTTCTGATTTCTTTACTGGTCTTTGGTCAGGGATTTCAGAAGGTGCTAACACATTGTGGGATGGAGTCTCTATGGCATGGAACACATACATAGAATCTTTAAAATTGATGTGGAGTAGCATTGTAACATTCTTTTCTGATTTGTGGGTAAGTATTCAAGAGGTAGCATCTACTGCTTGGACATTGATTACTACAGCTATTATGACAATTGTTCAACCTTTCATTGATGGATTTATGAATATTTGGAATAATGTTTCAAATGGTCTTACTCAAATTTGGGAAGGTATTAAAATGATTTTCCAAGGAGTTTGGGAAGTTATTAAATCCATTTTCTTAGGCGCAGTTTTGATTATCATTGACCTTGTGACAGGGAATTTCACCCAGCTTGGAGCTGATCTTTCTCTAATTTGGGAAGGTATTAAAAATGGTATTTTCATGATTTGGGAGGGAATTAAAACATACTTCTCTGGTGTTGTAGATGCCATAATTGGTTTCGTTGTTTCTGCTTTTGAAAACTTATCTGCTACATTAAGTACAATTTGGGAAGGTATCAAAACTGTAGCAGTCGTAACTTGGGAATGGATAAAATCTACTGTATCAAATCTGATCACAGGTTTGGTTCAGGAAGCACAAAACATCTGGAATAGCTTTACAAGTTTCCTCTCTAGTTTGTGGGAGGGCATCAAATCCACTGCAAGTTCAGCATGGGAGACTCTGAAATCTAGTGTGTTAAGCGCTATCAATAGTCTGGTATCTGGAGCACAGAGTGCATGGGATACCATGTCTAATGCTGTATCTAGTCTTGTAAGTAGTGTGACTGGATTCTTTAATCAGTTATGGAATATTGACCTATTCGGAGCAGGTCAAGCAATCTTACAAGGTTTCTTGAGTGGTCTAAAATCTATGTGGTCTTCTGTAACTGACTTTGTAGGTGGAATTGCTAGTTGGATTCGTGCCCACAAAGGGCCGATTGAGTACGACCGTAAGTTATTGATCCCTGCTGGTAACGCAATCATGCAAGGTTTGGATGGTGGGTTAAAAGACCGATTCAAAGATGTTAAGAAAACAGTCAATGGTGTCGCTGGAGAAATTGCTGATGTCTTTTCAGGTGATAATTTAGACCTTGATACATCATCTGCAATTAGCAGAAATCTACAAACAACATTAGATGTATCATCAGCACAATTAGAAACACAAGAGAGTGCAATGGTCTCTGAGATAGCAAATCTAAGAGCAAGTATGGAGAATATCCTTACTGCTATTCTTGAAAAACCAACAGATACTTATCTAGACGGTGAGAAAATTTCATGGAATAGCTATCAAAGACAAGGCGCATTCTTAGCAAGGGAGGGAATGTAATGGATTATATGATTATTAATGATTTTAATACATCCACCCTCTCTGGATGTGTTGTAACAGATTTTGGTGATGTGGAAGTTGCAAAACCAAAAGGAGATGTAGCAGAGCTTTATGGTGTGAATGGCAAATATCGTGTGTTAGATGGCTCTTATGAAAGTTACGAGCGTACATTTAAGTTTTATATTTCTAAACAAGTCGATATAGCTACTGTGATGCAGAAATTCCAATCAAATGACAATATTCTTGAATTTAGCTATCAACTAGGTTCTATTTTTTATGCTAACTTTTTATCAGCTAATTATAAACCAAAGGGTATGTACGGTTGGGAACTATCCGTGAAATTAGATATGCAACCGTTCAGGTATCCAAAGAATGTCGCACCAGTCGTATTAACAAGCGCTGGAACGATTAATAACATCGGTACGGTCTATTCAGAACCTATTATCGAGATTGAAGGAAATGGAGATGTATCGCTCACTATCGGACGTAAAACCATGCATTTATCAATTATTGGTAAAGCAACGATTGATTGCAGACAAGGGAAACAAAATATCTTCAATGCTAATGGAGCACTCAATAACACTCTCAGAAAGCGTGGTGGGTTCTTTGAAATCCCTGTTGGTCTTAACGGTGTGACCTATACAGGTAACGTGCGTAAGGTGACTATTCGCCCTAATTGGAGGTATCTATTATGATTTATTTAACAGAAGGGAATGTACCTCTGAATGCTGCCTATGCTGACGAAATAGTTCAGATAGATAGAAATACCTATCAATTAACATTTAAATTCCCTACTAACAACATTTTATGGCAACGGTTGAGGGAAGAAACATTCTTGACTGCTGATGATCTACACGGTGAACAAGATTTTGTTATTTTTGAAGTTGAGAGACAGCATGGATATATTCAGGTTTATGCCAATCAAGTCATGACCTTGTTAAATCACTATGTTGTCAATCCAATCAATCTTGACAGAGCGACTGGCTCAACTGCTTTAAGTCGATTTGCTGGAAGCATCACTAGAGAAAATCCATTTTCTTTCTTCTCAGATATTGACGATAGACATACATTCAATACTGATACTAAGAACGCTATGGAAGCCTTGACCAAGGATAAACACTCTATTCTTGATCAGTGGGGTGGCGATTTAGTAAGACATGGTTATCAAATACGGTTATTAAAAAATGGCGGTTCAGAAAATGAATCGCTTTTTATGTATAAGAAAAACCTATCTAGTTATCAGCATAAGACCTCTACCAAATCTTTAAAAACACGTATTACCTTTAAGACAACCGTTCGTGGCGAAGGTGAAAATCCAGTTGATAAACATTATAAGGTGGTTGTCGATAGCCCCTTAATCAATAAATACAGTCAGGTTTATGAAGATGTCGTAGAAGTCAACGACCAAGATGTTAAGGATGAAGCGAGCCTTAGAGAATATGGCAAGCAGTATTTCAGAACTAGTCTATGTGACTTGATGGAAGATAGCCTTGAAATTGATGTTGTTGGTCAAAGTGATGTACCTGTCCAGATGTTTGACGTAGTAGGTGTCTACCATGAGACATTCGATTTGGACGTAAGGAAGAAAATCACTAAATACACCTACTCACCAATGGCTAAGAAATTGAAGTCTATTGGTTTTGGTGAATTTAAGTCTGGGCTTGCACATGCGATCGGGAATGTCGTAAGTGATGCTGTGAAGAATGAGACTTATATCTTTGAAGCAAAACTTGAAAAAGAAATCAAGAACGCTGACTTAGATTTTGATCGTAAGGTACAAGGTATCAAGAATGAATTCACTGATGGTATCGAACAAGCAAAGGCTGTTGCTGAAGATAATAAGAAGAAACTATCTGACGAAATCAACAGACGTTTTCAAGAGTTCAGTCCGTCAGGTTTTGAAGAAGCTAAAGCTAAAGCAGAAGAAGCTCTACGAAAAGTTGGGTTAAATGCTGACCTTGTTTTAGAAGCGAAGAAAATAGCTACTGAAAATGTCAGAAATTTAAACATGTTCAAAGCTACGGCAGAACGGGCGCAAACACAATTAAGTCAAGATGTTGCGAATTTTAAAAATGAATATGGTTCTAAAATGCTTGAAGTAAATCAAACGACCGAGGGCATAAAGACTAAAATCGGAGAAATAACATCATTCATTGATAAGGACGGTCAACGTCAAGAAGAATTGAAGCGATACGCTAGAGAGGAAACAACCAAGCAAACGAGCGTTATTCGTGAAACTTTATCAAATGATTATGTTTCAAAAAGCACCTTTACAGAGAATGTTGAAGGCACAAGACAACGTTTTGAAGCACTCACAAGAGAGAATGAAACCAAGCTAGCAAAATATAAACAAGGCATTGACGGACGTATTGCAGACATCACAAGCCAAGTTGCTGGTAAGGTCAATGAAGTGGACTTTCAACGTGTACGAGAAACGGCACAACTCTACGAGCGTATTTTAGGTACGAACGACTCTAACGTTAGCACAAATATAGCAAGAATGGCCTTAACTTCAGAATTGTTCGAGGTCGAAGTTGGTAAAAGATTCAGCAATCTTACCAACCTATTTTACGCTCCGACTAAAATTCCAAAGTATATTTCATCGGTCGCAACCGATAAACACTTGGAACGTGTCAGTTGGGGTGATCATGACGGGATTAGAATTAACTATACGGATTCCATGTCTGGTTGGCTGGGAGTTCGGTTCCCTTTAACAAAGAAATTTGTTAAACAAGGAGAGAGTCTTGGTTATCGTATTGAGATTGCGGTAGATAAGGTTCCACGAGACGGTAGAGTTCTAATTCAGTTGTTGGATAATACTACAAGTTTGGGAATGTACTATAATTCACAGATTACACTTACCAAAACGGGTAATCAGGTATTCACTGGTTACTTGGACATTCCAAGAACGGGCGAGTTGAATGAGTATAGCCTTAGATTTACTCTGACAAGCCCTGGTAATATCGTCATTCATAAACCTATGATTATTGATAGGCGTTTAATTCCTGAGGAGTTTGTGGACAGCACAGACTACAACAATGAGTATAATCGTGTGACTATGTCCTTGATGAAAGATAGTTTTGCTATCAAGTCCTTAAATAGCGCAGGAGATCTCATTGCTGGGATTAACATTGGAGCTAACGGTAACAACCGTATTATAGGTAAAGCTACGCATATTACAGGTGATACCTTGATTGACAATGCGGTCATCAAGTCGGCAATGATCGACAAACTCAAAACCGCCAATTTTGAAGCTGGTTCAGTTACTACTACTATTTTAGGAGCTGAAGCAGTCACAGCTGATAAAGTAAGAATGGACCAAGCATTTGCAAACAAGTTAGTAGCAAGTAATATCTTCACAGATACGCTCGCAGCTAAAGAAGCATTCATCAACAAGCTACGGTCAGTTGTAGTCACTGCTACGTTTTTAGAAGGTTTTCAAGGTAAAATTGGAGGCTTCAGATTTGGTCAATACGCAAAAAGAAATGGATATTTCATAACAGGAATTAACTCTGTTAGTGTTGGGATGGGGAACGGAACGAACGCTGGTGCAAACAGAAACGCATTTTGGGCAAATTGGGGTGAAAGTTTAGACACCCCTGGTCCCAAAGCTTGGTATGTCAATACAGACGGTACGATGTATTGTAGAAATGAAGCATCTTTTTATTCAAAAGTAGATTTCGCAAGCACATCAAAGGTTAACTTTTACTCAAGAGTAAATGCAGTAAAAGGTCTATGGTTAGCTTATGAAGATGTTAATGGCGAAGGGAATAACCCAGCTGGTGGATATAACGCTGTTGTTTGGTGGAGTCAAATTGTAACGGGGAAATTTAGACAACACGCTGGAATCACAACTGGTTCAGATAGAAAGTTGAAAGAGAATATTGAACCGACAACGGTCAAGGCATTGGATAAAATAAATGCTTTGAATTTAGTGGAATTTGACTACATTAAGGATAAGACTCATGAAGAAATCGGTCTGATTGCTCAAGAAGTGTTAAATATTATTCCTGGTGCAGTCGAAAAATACGAGGGAGAGGATAACCACTTAACAATCAATTACTCAAAATTTGTGCCTTATTTAATTAAGGCCATTCAAGAATTAAATTCAAAATTGGAGAAAACAGCATGAACGAAACATTGAATCAATTAGTGATGAACTCACTAGTGACTAAATTGGCTAAATGCGAGTTGGAAATCGCACAAAACGAGGCATTTTATCAACTCGCAACAAGTGAATTACAAGTAATGAACGAGGTCTTGGAATATGACCCAGCGCTCAAAGAACTATTTGAAGAAACTAAAGCTAAAATGCAAAAAGGAGAATAGAACATGACACAAACTTACGAATTAGCAAATGCCCCTTACTATCGTCAACCAGAGAACGTAACGATTGTCACAATCAAGAAAGAACATGGGCAACGCTATAGCTATGAACAAGCAGGCTTGTCTGGTGACCGCACTCATGAAAGTCAGGAAGTGCTTATCCAAGCGGTGCTTGACGTGGTAAAGGCGGAACTAGACCCAGCAAGCGCAATCGTTCAAACGCAGGCTCAGCTTGAACAGACCAATCAGAAGATTGCTCAAAATGAGAGCGAGCAAAATCGACTCTCTGAACTTACAAATAAAATTGACAAAGTAGTGCGTGTCTTGGCTCAAGATTCCATTATGGGTGAGAAAATCGCCTATGGAACAACCTACAAGGAACTTGTAGAGCTCTTCCCAGTCGCTGAAGAAGGTAAAGTCTATCAACCAGGTGATATGTTTGTGATTGAAGACTCTGAACACGTCGAATTAAACGGTGAGGGTAAGCGCGTCTTGATTCAGACGAATCAGGCTTTCACCTACAAAGGCGAATCTCTCAAGCAACTTGAAGGCTCACCATCCCAAAATGGCATTCTTGCAGTTTGGAAGTGGGAACCACCTAAATCCGAGCTAGACACTCAACCTGTTAAATAGGATTGCTTGCACCAAAAAAGGGGGGGTGATTCAATTGGACTGGTCGATATTTATGGAACGTATCACGACAATTCTTGTAGTGATGATTCCAAGTTATTTTTCTTACCGCAGCACTCAAACTTCAAAAGACGCTGATAAGCGTTTGAGCGATCTTTCTGATAAGATTGTGGATCTTGAAAAATCAGTTCACATAGTCGAGGAAATCGGGAAGGATAACAATAAAAATCTGTCAACAATTAGCAAAGGACTGCAACGAATCCAACGGTTTCGATTACAAGAAAATTTGAAAAAAGCTATCAAGCGAGGTGAAACAGATCAACATGAGATTGAAGAACTCTCCAAGCTCTACGAGAGCTATGTCGAATTAGGAGGTAATGGAGCAGTCAAGGTATTGTTCGAGAAATTTCTTGAGCTAGAAATTAAAGAGGAAAATTAAAATGCAACAAATTAATGAAATTTTACTTAATGGAGCTATTAGCATCCTAGTCATTTTGGTAGGTGTAGCAGTCAAGGCTGTTAAAGAGTACCTCGTTCAAAAAGGCGGAGAAAAGACAATCAAGATTGTTGAAATCCTTGCTAAGAATGCAGTTAATGCGGTTGAGCAGGTATCTGCTGAGACAGGCTATAAAGGCGAAGAGAAGCTGGAACAGGCACGCATTAAAATCCGTGCAGAGCTCAATAAATACAACATTAATATGACTGACAGTGATCTTGATACATTCGTTGAGTCAGCAGTTAAGCAGATGAATGATGCGTGGACTGAAAAATAATTCAAGAGAACCTTTTTAGGTTCTCTTTTTACTATTTTCAAGAAAGGAGCGACATTTGAAAAAAGACATCATCGTAAGTTTAATCACATATCTAACAAGTGAGCCGTGGCCTGAACGTTTACCGTAACTAAGAAATAAATAAAAGAAAAGAGGAATTGAAAATGAAGAAAAACGACTTATTCATCGACGTATCTAGCCATAATGGCTACGACATTACAGGTATTTTGGCTAACATGGGTACTCAGAATACTATTATCAAAATTTCAGAAAGCACAAGCTATATCAACCCTTGCTTGTCTGCTCAAGTGGAGCAATCCAATCCTGTTGGATTCTACCACTTTGCGTGGTTCGGTGGAGACGTGGCAGAAGCCGAGCGAGAAGCACGCTACTTCCTTAACAATGTCCCTCAAAAAGTAAAATACTTGTGTCTTGACTACGAAGATCATGCTAGTGGTGATAAACAGTCAAACACAGATGCTTGTATTCGCTTTATGGAAATCCTCAAAGAAAATGGCTACGAGCCAATATATTACAGCTACAAACCATTCACGCTTAATAATATCTATTATGAGCAGATTCTTGCACAATTTCCAAACAGTCTTTGGATAGCAGGCTATGGTTTAAATGACGGACAAGCAGATTTTGAATACTTCCCATCTATGGACGGTATTCGCTGGTGGCAATACTCAAGCAATCCGTTTGACAAGAATATTGTACTGTTAGATGATAGCGAAGAAGATAATGTAATCAGCAAAAACACCTTAAAAAGCCTTAATACCATAGCGAATGAGGTCATTCAAGGCCTTTGGGGTAATGGACAGGAACGTTTTGATAACCTAACAAATGCGGGATATAATGCACAAGCTGTTCAAGATAAGGTAAATGACCTCTTAAATGCTGGAAACACTAGTAAAGACCTTGATACCGTAGCGCAAGAAGTGCTACAAGGTTTGTGGGGTAACGGTAAAGAGCGTTTTGACAGACTAACTGATGCTGGTTATGATGCCGAAGCGGTTCAAGACAAAGTGAATAGCCTTTTGAATGGTGGAAACGATATTTCAGACCTTGATACCGTCTCAAACGAGGTAATTCAAGGCCTTTGGGGCAATGGACAAGAACGCTATGACAATTTAACGAGCGCTGGATACGATGCGCAAGCCGTTCAAGATAGAGTTAACGAATTGCTTTCCTAAAGATCTGACTAAAAACTTGTATAAAATCAAAAATATTGTACACTAGACCGCTGGCTTTTGCTGGCGGTTTTTTTGCTCTTATTTTTAGATTTACTTTCATTATTTTTCCTGTTATAATTTATGTACACCCCCGAAGGGGTTGATAGTGATTTCTCACTATCCAAATTCGATGTGCCATTCAAAGTTTATTATGAATAAGTTTATTTTGATGACTAGCTTATTTGTTTTTTTACTTTGAGTGGCTTCTTTTTGAACTTATAAAGTTGTAGAAAGTCAAATGTTTTGATGAAATTTTTTTAAACAAATAAGGGGCAAAAAAGGGGCAAAAGGTTAAAACTTTTATATTTTTATGGTAAAAATTATATGTAGTTTATTTCTTATTTGTGCTTATTTAATAAGATTTCTTTCTATTATATACTTATGAAATATTGTTAGCTCTTAAAGAAGCAGTTAAATAATAACTTTACAAAAAGCCCGTCATATCAAGCATTTGAGCTTGTGTGACAGGCTTTTTTTAGTTGTGAGGGGGGACTAGGAATGCTATGCTATGCTGATAGTCACCTATAGTTGAATAGCAGTGGTAGTTGATTCCTAATTCGAAGAAACAAAAAAGAACAGTCGAAGCTGTTCTTTTCATTCTTATTTGAGACCGTATTTTTTGTTGAAACGATCCACGCGTCCATCTGCTTGAGTGAACTTTTGACGTCCAGTGTAGAATGGGTGTGAGTCTG